TGCAACATATCACCAAACTCAAACTCATCAAAGTCTAGTTCAGCATCCCATTGCCCTGCCAAGGTCAGCACCAATTGCTTATCTGTCATATCCTGTGGCTCTGGTTTGGTAAACTCTTCTGCCTCTTCTTGCATCTTCTCATACAACTCATCTTGGTAGCGCTCATACATAGCCGCAGCTTGGTCGTAGTTCGTGAACATCAGTAGATCCTTTCCAGTGTTATAGTCTTCACCATCGCTAGCGATTGTGGTGACTACTAGTATATAGTCCTCATTACAGCATCGTAGATAGCGTCCTTACATACTTCGTTAAACTCTTCCAGTTCGTCATCTGTGAGAGGCTTGCCTGTGTCGTACCAAATAGCGTCACTGGCAAATGCGTCACAGAAGTCAGGATAGTCTGTTGAGTCAATCCCGTCAACCTCGATGTCAACGACTTCACGGCCTTTGAAATTACAGATCATTGTCTTTGCTCCTATATTGGTCAAGTTCAAACACTTGTGTAAATGTATCCCACAACTTATCACAACGCAACTGCAATGTGTAGCGCAGCCCTATGATGATATTAGCCAAGTCGTCCTCTGTCAATGGCCCTTCAGGGCTGTCCATGATACGCCACAGAAGCGTGTCTAAGTCCTGTGTCATGCCTGTAACACTTAAAATGTCCTGCTCTAAATCGAATCGTGTTTTCATAGCTATTTCCTCAAAAGTATTCCAATGAATGATACCAAGCCTAAGATAAATGTCATCATAGTGCCGCCTCCGCTATCTCTGTCATGCGTCCAGTAAACTTATCATATTAAACAGCACCAGATGGTCCAGTTTCACCGCTATATCGGTTCTTGATCACCCGCAGGCGTGTGGTATTGCGCTCGATTGGGTCTTCTGCCTGTGCATGGCGCTCTAGTCCCAGCACCATGTCAGCAAGTTGTCCAATGCTACCAGAGCCACGCAACTGGGCTAATGATGTGGCAGCGCCTTCCTCGTGACCCTTACCTTCAGGCCGTTTAAGGTGACTGACTGCGAACAAGCATATAGCCGTTTCCTGCACAATCATTCTCAATTTGGTCATGATCTCATCCAATGCTTTACGCTCATCACCATTGCTCTGTGCTGAGATAATGATGCTCACATGGTCTAAGAATACAAACTTACATTCCAGAGCCTTTGCCATGTATCGAACACGGTTGCAAATGTTGTCGATGCTGTTACTACCGAAGCTGTCGTATAAATACAACCTACCAGTGCCGAGCGTGTCAGAGAATGCCTTCTCTTTTTCCTCATCTGTGGCATCCACTTCAGCTAAGTGTAAAGGTTTGTTGACACTTAGGCTCATCAGTGATAACCCAGTCTTCCTCACCGATTCTTCCAAGAACATTAGCCCGATATTGTGTTCAGTCTCGTGCAATAGCTTGTAGACAATCTCACGAAGAAATTGTGATTTGCCTAAGCCACTACCAGCAGTCACAACCACCAATTCCTGTGATCGAATGCCACCGCTGACCTTGTTCAGTGCCAGCCACGGATAACTGGCGATGGACTTTTCCAGAGGTTGCATCACGAGGTCGTGCAGGTCACTACCTAGCACAATGCCATCAGGAACAAACTTCTCAGCCTGCCACCAGTCCTCAACGAACGCCTTACTATCATTGGCCTTGAGATAATCGCAAGCGTCCTTGTAGCCCTGTCGTGCCTTCAGCACCGCTGACTTACCCGAGAATAACTCTGCTACCTGTTGCGCTGCTTTCTGCCCTGGTTCATCAGCATCAAAGCAAATGACAATCTTTTCAAAGGAATCTAGGTACTCATAAGCCTGTTGACACGCCTTTAAAGCAGCACTGGCCCCATTTGGTACGGAAACAACAGGAAACTTACTACCAGTCATTTGGTAAGCCGCTAGAGCGTCTAGTTCACCTTCGACGATGGTAATGGCCTTCGCAGAGCTTGGGTTGAACCTATCCTGCCCGAATAAGATGTGATCGGGCTTACCCATCCAACTAAACTGCTTGTCCCTAACAGTACGAACCTTAAAGCCAGTACCATAGGGATAGTAGTGCTTGGCTTCATCGCCTTTAATACCATAGAATCGACAAGTATCAGCACTAATACCACGATCAGGAATGCCCAGCAAGGCACTTAAATGGGCTTCTACGGGCTTCGCAGACACTGGCACTAGCCTAGGTATCTCCAGAGGCTTTCTAGCCTGTTGTGGAGCCTCTGACGGCTCTAGGTAGGTTTCACAGTTATAGCACCATTGATGACCATCATCGTAAAGGCTATTGGCATCACTGCTACCACAAGATTCACAGGGTATGTGGTGTAAGAACTTACTACTAGGCTTTGTAATAGGCATTTTCAACCTTTCTAGCCTGTAGCACAGACAAAGCCGTTAGAATGTCGTCACGCTCACCATCAGGGCAACGCCGCACTGATTGTGCAAGCGTCTTCAGCACCAGGACTGTGTCAATCTGCCCAGTCTCAAGAAGCTCGGCAAGGTCGTTAATGGCGAAGACAAAGGTGCGTTGGCCCCTATCGTCGGGAGTGTCAGAGTATTGAATATTCATTGTCTTTTATCCTTTCCTATCGGAAGACATTAGCAAATGGGTCTTTTGTTGCGTTTTGAATAATATCACGGGTAGCACCACGCTTCAATGCGTATTCGCTGCCTTCGTCGGCAGGGTCAAAAGACCAAAGCAGTGGTCCATTGGAGTTATAGCGCCCAACCTTAAACACGATACCCTTCTGTGCGGCTCTATAAAGCACTCTATAGGGATCAGAGAGGTTGTAGTACTCTCCATAGTCATTCGTCGTGAAAACCCGTCTAAGCTCCTTTTTAGGGGCTTCAGCAGGCATTGGATACAGAGACCACTTAACATCCCTGCCGTTGCGCTTTTTTCGGTAAAGCTGGTTTTGATCATACATATGATACAACGCACAGTAGGCCCGCCACTTTGTCTGAATTCCAGCAGCGGTTTGGAATTGAAGACAGGTGAAGACAGGCTTTAGGGTTTTGATGACAGACAAAAGATTGTCAAAGTTCTTAGGATTTTTTAACTTCTTTCTCATGTTATACCCTTTCTATAGCGCTATTAGCGCTATTAGTGTAAATAAATAATAAGTAATAAATATCTATTACACTATCATTGCTGATAATGCTAAAAACAATGATAGCGTTAACATTAATATTATTATTAATATAATATTAGCAAGAACCATGCCAACAGTAAGTAAGTTAGTCTTCACTATTATGTCTCCAGTCGTCGTAATCCTTCGCATTGTCCTCTAGCAGATCGAGTAAGTCATCGTCAGCATCTGTCATCAATTCAGGGTTGCCCAATGCGATACAGTCGGTATCAGCTAAACACCATTGGCATAGCTGGACATAATCGCCACTGAAAATAGACTTCTTAGTCGATTCGTAGTCCGTCAATTCACGGTCGCAACTTAAACAACGCATCAGCGCCTCCATTCCTTTAAATATTTATTCCAAAGATGCTTATTAACATCGACCAGTGGTTGAAGCCGACTAGCCTTATTAAACTTGCCCAAGGCCAGTAGCTTTAGGTAGTGGTCAATCGTCTTCATTGCGTCCAAGCTGAAGCGCTATCGGTTGCTTTGAAAACATATCAATTGTAACAGTGCCTTTCTCTGTCTCAATCTCTAATGTCGTGTAATTACCTGTTAATGAATCAGGCTTATGTTGTATTAGTGCAACAGTAGTGACTTTGCTTAGTGTAATATCCATTTCTTTAATCCTTTCAGTGTTAATAATGCCCAGCAAGGCCCTTTAGAGGCTATGTAGCGGGTTTGTATGGCCTAAGACATACCTACCTATTATAGCAGGTATGGCAAGGCTAGAATGGCCCATAAGAGGCCATAACAACCGAGACAGGTTACAATGAGCAGAATGTAAAAGGCTGGCCCGTGTCCTTTATCGATGATTCGATCAAGAATGAAATCAGGCTTGCCCTTAGTGTAATCCTGACCTTGGATGTCATTGTTTATGATTTTGTCAATGTTTTTCATTGTTTACCTTTCTAAGTTGAGCTTCAAAGATTTTCTTAAAGTCATCATTGGTTGACCTAGGCTTTGGTCTACTAGGTTGCTGGTGCTGCTTAGGTTGCGGCATTGTTGCGTCAGTTGGTTTTACTTTCATTGTTTTAATCGTCCATGTGTAGAGTTGAGCCAACGGCATAAATACCAAAGGCTGATAAAGTCAGGCCCAAAAGCCAAATCTGCCAAGGCTCTTCACCAGTGATGATAATCATGCAGATGATGAAGGCTGCAAACATGAGACAGCATAGGCCAATTAAGGCGTATAGGAAGTTGAACATTGTTTATCCTTTCTGGGGCCGAAGCCCCGTTAGTTAACCTCGTAAGTAAATATCGTATTCTCGATTATCATGTGGATCGCCAGGATCGCCACCAAATTCACACTCAACTAAGCAAATAAAACTAGCTGCTGGGTTGTACTTTTTTCGATAGGGTGATGGCGTGTTTGCAGCATTAAGATGGATATTTAGCAAAACATCATCATAAATTTCAAAAGGCTTATCAATGCCGAATTGTTGTGCAACTGTTTGAACAATCTGGATAGCTTGCGGATAGGATACTTGATTCATTTGTATTGCTCCTTTGTTGTTAACCACACCTTCATTAGACACTACAAGTCTGGATAGTGCAACCCAAATGTATTAGGGAAAACCCTTATCTTGACTTAATTGCTTGGGTAATATGTCCAGGCTATCAAGGATTGATATTGATTGGCCTAGGCTTTACTGCTTTATAGCGTTACTACAGGGATGCTATAGTGTTACTATAGTGGTCCCACAGCAATATTCATACCACTATAAAGTTATCCACAGCTTATCCACATAGTTATCCACAGGCTAACATAGTCAGCACTAACTAACCTAGTTATGTAAGTAAGTATTAACTAACATAGGGGGGAGGGTGGTGATGATCTTTTAAAATTTTTATGAACCATCATCACTACACAAAAAAGAAAAAACAACCTGTGTTAATTATAATAAAATAGGGACAGAGTAACACAGGCTATATCATTGATATTATTCAATATTGTACAAGCCAGGTGTAATATTGGAAACTGTGCTATGCGAAGGTCGCTAGAGACAGTGATAGCTTCTGTGCATTGCGAAGGCCAACATAGTAAATATTTACTATTTTATGCAGAAATTACTTGACTTTTTGCTAAAAGTATGCTACCCTCTTCCTGTGTAAACCAAACAACGACACAATATAGGACTTCGCTGACTTCAAGGTTTTAGAGTTCGACGGTAAGTTACAAAATTATCACATGGTGGCTAATTTTAAGTAAAAGCGTTTTAACGCAAAAATAAAAAAGTAAGAACTTAAGATTCTAAGACTTTGACTTACAGCGAAGACTATATTGTAGATAATATCAGCGCTGATATTAATGATAGCGCTAATACAAAACCTTTCAATTTAAAGAAAGATAATTTTTATTCAATGAATACTGATGACTCGTCTACCAAGACTGTCTGTCCTGTCTCTGAGTCTGGACCATCTGTCTTAACCGTGGCAGACGGTGCTGACCAAAAGGTTGCACCAGTTGCCAAGAACAAAGGCGGGAGACCTAGGAAAGCAGACATTGAAGCAAAGTTAAAACCTGGCAAGCGTGGTCGTCCTCAAGGGGATTACCAAAAAGCCAGGGAGCTGGCAGCAAGGATGTTAGTGGCTGGTAGCGATAGGATGCTACAGACGCTGATAAGGATGGCTCTGACAGAAGGGCATCCCAATCAGATGGCATCCTTGAAGATGTGTTTAGATAGATCGTTGCCTATTAGTTATTTTGAGAATAAGAGTGAAGCTGGTAATGGTAATGGAGGAATCACCATCAACATTACAGGTGTAACACAACCTGCTCAAATACAAACCAGCGACGATATTATCGATGTAGATTCAGAACAGAAGTGATCTGTCATGACTTTTAAACATGACAAGCTAATGTTGGGACAAAATGGAGATTAACTGGTCACTGTTACCCTGGCAGTTGGAAGTGTGGCAGGACAAGCGCAGGTTCAAGGTCATTGCTGCTGGTCGCCGCTGTGGTAAGAGTAACCTAGCCATTAAGATGCTTCTTGCAAGGGCTCTAGAGGCTCCTGAAGGCTCTGCTGTAGTGTATGTAGCACCAACCCTAGGGCAGGCTAGGCAGATCGCCTGGGATGCCTTGTTAGCCCAAGGTGGAAAGGCAATTAAGCAAGCCCATGTCAATAACATGGACATTACCTTGGTTACTGGCAGGAAGATTCATGTAAGGTCGGCAGAGAACCCTGATGCTCTGCGAGGATTGAAGCTGTACTTTGCTGTTATTGATGAGGCTGCGTTTGTCAAGGAAGACTTGTTTACCAAGATCATCAGACCAGCCTTAGCAGACTTAAAAGGTGAGGCTGTATTGATTAGCACACCTGATGGGCGTAACTGGTTCTACGATGCATTTAAGACGGGTGAAAGTGGTAAGTACAAGGATTGGCATTCTTGGCATTTAACAACCAAGGACAACCCGACCATTGACCCTGAAGAGATTGAGGCGGCTAAGTCAACATTAAGTACCTTCCACTTCAATCAAGAGTTTATGGCATCCTTTACCAACAGTGGTAGCGGGTTGTTTAAGGAAGAATGGCTAAAGTATGGCAAAGAACCTAACCAAGGTAGCTGGTACATAGCCATAGATTTAGCAGGCTTTAAGGATGTATCTAATGCCACCACAGCAGCACAGAAGAGGCTAGACCAGTCTGCCATTGTGGTGGCGAAGGTCACAGATGATGGTGACTGGTTTATCGATAAGATTGAGTATGGCAGGTGGGATATTGATGAGACTGCCATGCGGATTATTAAGAATGTTTCTGAGTACAGACCAGTCTCAGTAGGCCTAGAGAAGGGCATGGCTAGACAGGCTGTACTAGGACCGTTAGAGGGGCTCATGCGGCGCTACAACACCTACTTCAAGGTGGAGGAGTTAACGCATGGCAACCAGAAGAAGACAGACAGGATTATGTGGTCTTTGCAGGGTAACTTTGAGCATTCTAGGATAACGCTGAATGAAGAGGAAGACTGGGATGAGTTCATAGACCAGTACCTGATGTTCCCATCAACGCAGGTGCATGATGACTTGATTGATGCTTTGTCGTATGTGTCTCAGTTGGCAAAGAATGTTGCCACTGATGACTTTGAAGAAGAAGATTGGTCTCCCTTAGATGATGTTGTTGCATACTAAATTATGAATAAAAACACACCAGAGTTTATAGATAGAATTAACAATCCAGAAAAATATCCTTATATCAGTAATGAGGACGGTAGTATATCAACACATAGGATGGCTGCTGAGTTTGATGAAGACACGGGCAAATGGTTTGTGTTTCCAACTATTGTAATGCTTCCATCAGGCAAGCTAAAAGAATTTGAAGATCCTATGGAGGCTATGCAATATAACCTTCAGGTTGGTAATTTTTTAGAAATGAACAGTAAAAAAGATGCACTTAAATACGCTGAAGGTGGCTATAAAAAAGGCACACCACTGGAAACATTTAACCCAAAAGATTTTGAAGATATTCTATCAAACCCATTAACGCAAGACACCATTAAATAGGACGCACTATGGCAAACACAACTAACCAACTTGCTGGCTGGATACTTTCACAGTGTGAAGACTGGCGTAACCACCGTGACACCAACTACCTAGAGCAATGGAAAGAGTATGAGCGCTTATGGCGTGGTGTCTGGGCTGCTGAAGACAGCACCAGAAAGTCAGAGAGAGCGAAGTTGATTACTCCAGCACTTCAGCAGGCTATAGAAACCCATGTAGCAGAGATTGAAGAGGCTGTCTTTGGTCGTGGTGAGAAGTTCTTTGACATCACAGATGACCTTGCTGACCAGCAGCGCATCGATGTTGAGCAGGTTAAGAACCAAATGATCGAGGATTTTAAGAAAGATAAGGTTCGTAAGTCTGTTTCTGACATTATTCTGTTATCTGCGATCTATGGCACTGGCATTGGTGAGGTTTTGCTGAAAGAAAAGACAGAATTAGCGCCTGCAATGCGCCCAATCGCTGAAATGGGGCTAACAGCAGTAGGTGTTGAAGAGAAACAGCGCTTCTCTGTGCAACTTAGGCCTATAAACCCCAAGAATTTCCTTATTGAGCCGTCAGCAGCCACTGTAGAAGAGTCACTTGGCTGTGCGATTGAGGAGTTTGTATCGTTACACAGCGTTATCTCAGGCATGGAGTCAGGTGTTTATGAGAAAGTACCTAACTTCGGAGCTACTACCGTTGATGATGACTTAGAGCCTGTACAGGAAGACATCGCTTACCAGCAAAACAGGGTGAAATTGCTTCGTTGGTATGGCATGGTTCCTCGACGATTGCTTGAAACAGCCTTTGAAGAGGGCGAGTATGTTGACTTATTCAACGAAGATAACAAAGAATTAGGCGTTGACGGTGCAGAATACTCTGATTTGGTAGAGGCCATCGTTGTTATCGCCAATGACCAGTATTTGTTAAAGGCTGAAGAAAGTCCTTACATGATGAAGGACCGCCCCGTTGTGGCTTTCCAGAACGACTCTGTCCCTAATTACTTCTGGGGTCGTGGTATCGCTGAGAAGGGCTACAATATGCAGAAGGCTATTGATGCCCAAGTCCGCAGCCACCTAGACAGCCTAGCCTTGACGACAGTACCTATGATGGGTATTGACGCTACCAGGCTACCTCGTGGTGCTAAGTTTGAAGTAAGACCAGGTAAGACCATCCTTACTAACGGCAATCCATCAGAGGTTCTCCAGCCATTTAAGTTTGGTAACACTGATCCTACCAACCTAGCCACTGCTAAAGAGTTTGAGCGCATGATGCTGATGGCAACAGGGACGATGGATTCTTTTTCGACACCAGCACATACATCAGGCGAAGGTGCAGGATTATCGCCAGGATTGTCATCAATCATCAAAAAGAACAAGCGTACTCTTGTAAACTTCCAAGAGCAATTCTTGATTCCATTTGTGAAGAAGTCTGCGTATCGTTATATGCAGTTTGATCCTGAGCGCTATCCTTCCGCTGATTACAACTTTATTCCTTCATCTAACCTTGGAATTATCGCCCGTGAATACGAGCAATTCCAGTTTATCAACCTGCTGAAGACACTTGGACCTGACAGCCCTGTTGTGCCTTTGGTGCTGAAGTCCATCATTGAGAACAGTGGCCTTAATAATCGTGAAGAGATGATTGCACAGCTTCAGCAGATGATGCAGCCAGACCCACAGCAACAACAAGCCCAGGCGCAGGTAATGCAGCTACAGATGCAAAAGGCCCAGTTGGAGTTGGCTGACTTACAAGCCGATGTTCAACTCAAGCAGGCCAAGACACAGTCTGAGGTTGTTGACACACAGCTTAAGCCAGCAGAGTTACAGGCCAGCATTGCAGCTTCTGCATCAAAGTATTTGCAGGATAGTAATGATCCCACGGCAGAGTTTGAGCGTAGGATTAAGTTAGCCAATGTAGCGCTGAAAGAGAAAGACATCGACACTAAGAAAAGGATCGCTGAGTTGCAAGTTGTCGCATCTAGGCAAAAATAATTCAAAAAACACTTGACAAATAACTTAAGTTGTGGTATGCTCTCATTTAAGTTAGTAAGCGCCCACTACGGAAACAACGCTTGAGTCAAGAAGATTTAGAGTTTTATGAGCGCAGGTTTGATTTATTTGCGCTAGATGGCTGGAAAGAACTTGTAGAGGACTTTGCCAAGCTAAAGGAAACATTGCAGAACATCTCCCATATCAATACCGAACAGGATCTTTGGTATAAGCGTGGGCAGATAGAGATGATTAACTACCTAGTTCAGCTTAAAACTCTAACTGAGCAGGCATACGAGGAGTTAATTAATGAAGATTCTGAATGATTTTCAGTGTTCAAAAGGACACATCGAAGAATACTTTGTTGACATGGATCAGACTTCTGTTCCTTGCCGGCATTGTGGTAATGACGCAACTAAGTTGCTGTCAGCACCCAGAATAGCATTAGATGGCGTAAGTGGGGACTTCCCAACCGCCTCCGATGCCTGGGTGAATCGTCGTAATTCGCATATTGCCTGGGAACGCAAAACAGGCAGAAGCGAAGAGTGGCAGTAAGCGGATAAGAGAAACCCCGCAATAGTTAAGTGTTCTCTCTAGAAAGCTAATAGGCTCAGGAGACTAATATGGCTGAATTTATTGAGGAAAGTGTTGATTCCACGGACGAACCTGAACAAGAAGAGCAACAACAAGTAGTTCAGGAAAGTCAAGCAGTAGAAACCAACGAAGAAGATAATCTCCCTGAAAAATACAAGGGCAAGGATTATAAAGAGATTGTCAGGATGCATCAGGAAGCTGAAAGGCTTATTGGTCGTCAGGGCAGCGAAGTTGGTGAACTACGGCGCATAGTGGACGAATTTATCAAGGCTCAAGCCCCAAATAAACAGCAAATGCAACCTGAAGTTGACGAAGAAGATTTCTTCGCTGACCCAAAGAAAGCGGTAGAACGGGCCATTGATAGCCACCCCAAGGTCAAGCAAGCCGAACAGATGGCTTCTGACATGGCAAAGGCTAGGGCGCTGGAAGCGTTAAAAAGCAGGCATCCAGATTTTACCAATGTTGTAAGTGATCCAGCTTTTCAAAATTGGATTAACGCATCAAAGGTAAGGTCAGAATTGTTTGTTCGTGCTGATCGTCAGTATGATTATGAGGCTGCTGACGAATTGTTGTCACTCTACAAAGAGCGTCAACAAACAGCACAGAATGCGGTTTCAGCAGAGAAGAATGCCCGATCACAGCAAGTTAAAGCTGCTACCACAACTGTTTCTGCTGGTTCAGATGAAGCGCCTTCTAAGAAGATTTTTAGGCGGCAAGATATTATTCGACTGATTCAAACTGACCCTGATAAGTATGACTCCATGCAAGATGAAATCATGGCTGCTTATCGTGAAAACAGG